ATGTATCAATTAAACCAATTTCAGTACCTAATTCTGAAGAAGACCAAAAAGTTTTTTTGAATCAACAACTTCAAGATTTTTTGAGTAACGATTTGTCCAGTATATTGAATTCATATGACAAAAATGTAGAAGAAGATTCTGCAGATTTAGATGAAATTTTAGAAATTTATAATATTATTGAAAGTTCTGATATAAACTTAACTGAGGAAAGTATTTTTAATTTTTTACAAATTGAAAATAGATGGCCATATCAATATTTTAAAGACACTGAAAATCCAAGACAAGGGCCTTCATCAATTTATGGATTTGAAACTCCTATACAAGTAATTGTTAAAGAAAATGTAGTGGAAAGAAATTCTTTCTATGATAGAACCGGAAAATTTATTTTTGATGAGTGGAAAAAATATTATGATCTTGGATTCACTACTATGATTTCGGATGTTTTGGATCTCACTCCAGAACTTAGAAAACTTAGATCTGAGATATTTAATATTACTGGTATTAATGTAGCTGGTAATTTTTATTTTACTAATGGAGGTAAAAAAGTCCAGAGTAGCTGGCTTCCACATAAACATCATTACAATGTAATTGTAAAAATGATTTATGGAGATACTAAGTGGAAAATATCCGATGATATCATTGATTATTCGGGAGGGAATACTATTTTGATTCCTTCCGAAACATATCATTCTGTGGTAGAATGTCCAAACAAGAGACTTTCTCTTACTATTAATCTTTTCTGATTTTTTTATTATGAGTCGTGATGAATTTCTGTGGGTTGAGAAATATCGCCCCCGCAAAATTGAAGATTGTATTCTTCCAGATGCAAACAAAAAGACTTTTTTAGAGTTTCTAAATAACAAAGAAATTCCAAACCTGATGCTTGCTGGCCCTGCAGGTTGTGGAAAAACTACGGTTGCAAAAGCTTTGTGTGAAGAGTTGGGTGTAGATTATTATGTCATCAATGGATCTGACGAAGGACGATTTCTGGACACGGTACGGAACCAGGCAAAGAACTTTGCTTCGACCGTCTCACTTTCTGCGGGTGATGCAAAACACAAAGTCATCATCATTGATGAGGCTGACAACACAACCCACGATGTACAACTCCTTCTACGGGCTAATATTGAGGCGTTTTATAACAACTGTAGGTTCATTTTCACCTGCAACTACAAGAACAAAATCATTGAACCTCTCCACTCCCGTTGTGCAGTCGTTGAATTCAACATCAAAGGAAAAGAGAAAGCCCAGTTGGCAGGATCCTTCTTCAAGCGTATACAGAACATCCTGGATGCGGAAGGTGTACAATACGATCCTAAAGTCCTTGCAGAACTCATCAACAAACACTTCCCCGACTGGAGACGAGTCCTAAACGAGTGCCAAAGGTATTCTGCAGGTGGAAAGATTGACTCTGCAATTCTTGCTGAATTTTCTGATGTAAATATCAATGAACTTGTTAAACATCTCAAAACTAAAAACTTTACTGAAGTCCGAAAGTGGGTGGTCGCCAACTTGGACAACGATGCTTCTAGTCTACTTCGCAGGGTTTATGACGCCTGTTATGATTGCCTTTCACCCGCATCTATTCCTGCTGCCGTTCTTATTATTGCTAAGTATCAATACCAATGTGCATTCGTGGCTGACCAGGAAGTAAATATTCTTGCAGCGTTAACTGAAATCATGGTTGAATGTGAATTGAAATGATAAAAGAAACTAAAATATGTCGTTTATGCAATAAAGATTTGCCACTTACATCATTCAATAAAAATAAGTCAAAACTCGACAATCTTAGACATTATTGTAGAGAATGTGAAAAATCTCATAGTAAATTATTAAGAGATTTAAAAAAGAAACATCCAAATCCACAACGATGTAATTGTTGTGGTAGAAATGATAGAAGAATGGTCTTGGACCATAATCATCATACACTTGCTTTTAGGGGTTGGTTGTGTATTAAATGTAATACCGCTATTGGATTTATGGATGATAGTATAGATCAACTTGAAAATGCAATTCGTTATTTAAAAGAGTGTGAATTAAAATGATTAATGTAAAACTATTTCGTATTTCTACAGGTGAAGAAGTCGTTGCGGAACTAGTTTCCGAAGCAGATACTTCTGTCACTCTTAAAAATGGTCTTGTAGTTCTTCCGACAGCTCAAGGTGGTGTTGGATTTGCTCCGTGGACTCCTGTAATTGATAAAGATAATCCTGAAGTTCAAGTTTCCAAAAATTTTGTGGTTTATATCGCAGATGTTGATAGTCAGGTAAAAAATAAGTATAATGAAATTTACGGGAGTAAACTTGTAGTTCCCGATGAAAAAAAACTGATTCTCTGATATGCAATTAGAACTTGATGATGCTGTTTACGCAGCCGATAAATTCATTGATTACTTCTCTAACATGGGAAGAATTGATGAATATCTGCGTAATGTGAAACTTGATAGAATGGAACAAATGCCTTCATCCATTCTTGGGATTGGTCCTGAGGATGATATGTTTGATGCATTTGATATGCACCCACAGGACATGAACTTCAAGGTCTATCCTGCAGGGGAGAAGGGTGGATTTACAAATGAATATTTTAACGAGAGACTTCAGATTACTACTTCCCATGCGATTGAGGATAGTATTCCTGGCAAATCTCTAAAGTGGATCGTACAAGAAACTAATACACAGAAGATCGTGGGATTCTGTCGTTTTGGTTCTCCCACGATCAATTCTAAACCTCGTAATGATTGGCTTGGACAAACTCCAGAGTTGTCTAGGTTCAATCGTCATGCAATTATGGGATTCATTATTGTACCTACACAACCTTTTGGATTTAATTATCTTGGAGGTAAACTGCTTGCACTTCTTTGTTGTTCTCATACTGCTCGTGAGACATTAAATAAGAAGTATGGTGCAGATATTTGTTCTTTTGAGACAACTTCTCTTTATGGTTCCACCAAAGCCTCATCGCAGTATGATGGTTTGAAACCTTATATGAGGTATAAAGGACTGACTCAAAGTGATTTTACTCCTCTGCTCCATGATGAAATCTTTCAGGAGTTAAACAAATGGTTTATTCAGAGGAACAACAATCAATCACTGGTGAAGGAGGACGCATCGAGTCGCAAACTCAAGACTCAACAAAAGATGATCTCGATCATCAAAAAAAGCTTACCTTCTCAAAAGGTTGTGGAGTTCCAGACTGCGATTGCAAATGCAAAAAATCTGACTGAACAGAAGAGATTCTATATTTCTGATTATGGTTTTGAGAATGCTCGTGAAGTAATTCTTGGACAGGAGGAAGTTCTTCGTCCAGGTCAAAACTACGATAAGTTTCATTTCGATCATCTAGTAAATTGGTGGAAGAAAAAAGCTTCTAATCGTTATGAAACTCTGAAGTCTGAAGGTCGTCTCCGCACTGAACTGGAGACTTGGAATAAGAACCCTGAATCTATTGATATTATCCGATGATAAATTTTCAAGAAGTTGTAGATTTATTTCCATATGATGAATGGGATGTTGGAATTTTAACTGGAGAAAATTATTATGAATGTATAAATTCGCCAATAAAATTGGCTACACATTCTTATGGAGTTAATTTAACTAATCCAATTACCTCTGTGCCAAAAGATTATCAAACTTTAGAGGAAATAAATTCCTTTGTTATTTTGGTTAGAAAAAGTGATAAAGCTAATGATTACTCTTTATACGAAGAATCTAAAAAAATTATAGAAAAAAAGTTTTCTTGTGATCCTGTATATTTTAATTTCAAAAAAGCTGCAGTATTATCTGGACTAGGATCTATTGCTAAGAATTCTCTTTTGTTTAATCGAAAGTTTGGATTTCAATGTAAAATATGTGCTTATAATATTGGTTTTGGCAAATACTATAACTTTGAAATACCAAAAATAAATAGAAATCTTCTGAATTTATGTGAAGGTTGTAACGACTGTATTGTAAATTGTCCAGCCGGAGCTATTCATGAAACTTGGGTAGATTCTAGAAAATGTGATACTTATATTGGATTATCAAATAGCAATATTCATGTGTCTGTAAAATGGTTCTGGTGGGAAAACTGCGGGAAATATCAAGGAAAATATACCGAGGAAGATATTAAAAACTGGTCAACATTTGAAGATTTTGATATAAAATGGGAAAAACCATTCCACCGTAAAGATGGAATATTGAAAAAAAATGGTGTTGTTATAGATATACCTCATTGCAGAGAATGTCAGAAACAACCAAAATGTTCTAAAATGCCTTATATTATTGACCAATGACTTACGAACTGAAAGACTATCTCAATTCCATCAATTTTACGAAAGACTATTTGATGGATGACTCAGATCCCCAGTGGGAGAAGAAGTATCCAGCGTTTGTTGTCAACAAATGTATGTCTGGTCACATTGATACGATCATGTTTGCAAATGAGATGAACATGAATCATGGATTACCTTCAAAGTTGCAATATGATTTTTTACTAAATAGTGTCAGGAAACGGAAAAGATTTTCTCCGTGGCTTAAAAAAGAGAAGATTCAAGACCTTGATGCAGTCAAATCATACTATGGTTATAGTAATGAAAAGGCCCAACAAGCACTGAAAATTCTAACAAAAGACCAAATTAATTATATTAAATCTAAACTTGATGTTGGAGGCAAAAGATGAGTAC